TAACTATATAACTATATAACTATATAACTATATAACTATATAACTATATAACTATATAAATATGTATTCAATTTTTTTATAATTATCAACAAAAAAAAATAATATATATTTATAAAATGACACGAACGCAACATTATAGAAGTAAACAAGTCCTGTTTTCTGGGTCGAAAAGAAAGAGAGAATACGGTTTAGGAAAAAAAACAAAAAAAAGAAAACCAAGAAAACCAAAAAAAAATGAAAATAAAAAATCTAAAAGAAGAAAATCAGCACGTCGACCGAGACAGCCAAGTGGGTTCAGGGTAAGTAGAGGGGGTGCGTGGTCTTGGAACCTGTTTTCGAAAGGAAAAACCAACAAAGTCCCTGAATTGACGGTCGGAAGAACAGACGAACTGAAAAGAGCCTACGGGACCGAGGAGGTGCTGGCGATGCAGGATGCGAAGGATGCGGAGGAGGCGGGCGAACTCCTTACACTCGCGCCGGACGAAGAGCATCACGATAATGCAAAAACGGTCAATAAACTAACCTCCATGGTGAGGGAAAAGTTAAAGGAACAGAACAGGTCTGATGTCCATTTTACAGACGATGAAATCAAAAAGGTGCTAACTATAACCGATAAAATTAATGGTAATCCGGATATGGATAAAGTAGTGATTGGTCTTAATAAACTACGTTTATAAATTATTCATTTTTATATAGAATAGCATAATTAAAAAATAAAAATATATTATTTTTTTATTCAAAATACTTTAAGATACAAAACTAAAAGGGGAAAATCGGACAACGATAACAATCACTACGTCCAGAAGGCGGCGCAGTAGAGGGACGAATTACAGGAGGCTTATTATTCTTCTTGAATACATCAAGGACACGCTGCGAATAGTTACCGACGAGGGTTTTATCGGGGTTATAAGTTTCGGTATAAGCGATAGTGACCGGAGCATCGGTATTCGTATTGACGGGAGTATTCTGCGACATCTTTGGATTATTAGGGAGTTGAATAATATATATATACCAAAGCAAACTTGAATTCAATTTTTTTTTGACCCCAATAAAGATAATGAATTAAAATGTTCTATAGTTCATACTTCCAAGCCGATGATTGGTGCGAGAGCGGGCAGGGCGGCGATTACTTGTATGCATTTGAAATGTAGTGGGTCTAACTTGCTGGTTGGGAGTAGTCTGAGGGTCGGGGAGATTATAAACAATATTGGAAGTATTATCAGTATAGTTAATATTGGAGATATATAATGTATTTAATCTATTAATATATGCCTCCAGGTCAAAATCTTCATCATGAAGTTCGTTAATTTGAATAAGAGGTCCAATATTGGGAACAGCATTTCTAATGGACGCAAGAAACATAGCATAATCAATATAATCAAATTCATTATCGTCGTAGTAGCCTTGTGTTTCGGTAGTTTCATTAACAATACCATCAATTAAGTCTGGCGTTCTACATACAGGGCAAGAATTGTTACGATTAACCCAATTATATATACATTCATAATGATAAACGTGATTACACTTTGTGATATATTTGCGTCTTTCGTCGGTTTCAGAGTCAATAAATTCAGTATCTAAGCATATATTACAGATTTCAACCATATGTATAATATAGAAATATATTATTGTATAACAAATAAAAGAGTATAAAGGTAAATCGTATATATTTATATATAATAAGCGTGTATAGTGGTGTTAATATAGCGTTAATTTATATGCCCGCGTGGCGCAATGGATAGCGCACCAGACTTCTAATCTGGGGGTTGCGAGTTCGAGTCTCGCCGTGGGTAATTTTTTTAATTTGGCTATAGGCAGTGTTAAATCGTTGGAGCCAAATAACAATAACTTTAAATTGTATAATAATTTAAAGTTATTAGATGAATAATATAAAACGATGTATAGATTAATTCCATTAAGAAATTTACGTAGAACAAAAGGAGTAAAATTTGATGAAATGGTTCCGTCTGATATTCCTCAGATTCATGGAATTGATAGAGTAATTCATGGACCAAATTCAATATCGCCAGCACCAGTAGAAGACACAGTACCAAAGGTAAAGCGTCCTTGGTATATGCATACGGGTCAAGATGATAATTTACTGGTATTACAAGGTACAAGATATATAGATATTTTTGAACCAATAACAAAAAGAATGGCATCTTTTATCGTTACACCAGACAAAGTATATAAAAATGAGAAATTATATTACGATGGTGCGGCGATGATTGTTTGGCCTGCTGGTATTTTCCATAGAATTGTAAGCGGAGTAGAAGGTAGTATAAGTATAAATATGTCAAGCAGAACGGATAAATTTAGTTTAATGGATAACTTTAATATTTATAACTTATGCACAACGACGGGTAAATATGAAACAATAAAAGAGGGACACGAAGACCAGGTAGATTTATTTTATAAATATCCCAACGATGAAATTAAATCGCTGTTAAAAGATTGATTGTATAATAATTTAAAGTTATTAGATGAATAAGATATAATATAAGTGAAAAAAGAATGTATAAAAGAACAGAGGAGGGAGATGATATAAATTTGACGAAAAAAATGAAATATATGGATAGTTATGATACATCATATTATGATGATTTATGTGAAATAACGAAATTATTCAGTGCAAAAAAATATAAAAGCGTAATAGGTTCAAAAACAGGACCAGATTCAATCAATCAAACTATAATATTTATAAACCGAATAAATGAAACCGATAAATTCACATTATTTATTCATAACAAATATTCAATTACTACAAAAATTCCAATAAAAAACACAAATTATATATATAGCACGTCGTTTGTAGAATTAGGCGAAGTATATAATTATTTAAAAATGCATGTATAAAATGAAAAATAAAATAAAAACCAAAGGTATAACATATTATGGCGGTAGCGAGCGAGAGAGTTGTAGAAGTAGTAGCGATTAAGGAGGCGGTAGAGAGGGATATTGGGATAGTCGCCGGTGTTATATATGATGGGGCATTAGAGAAACTAAAGGCAAAGGTGATGGGCGTGGCTATTCGTTCGACCAGTATGCCTTTAATCATAAAATATGTGATAGAGATTATTGAGGGTACGCCAATTAAAGGTCCAGCACAGAAAGATATGGCTTTGAAATTAATGAGGGCTGTAATCGTGGATTTAACTGATGGGGAAGACGAAAAAATATTAACAAAACTGTTGGACGATGGAACAGTATCTAATTTAATTGAATTAGTAATTGATGCGACCAAGGGAAAATTAGATGTAAATGTTGCGGTAGTAGTAGTATCGGGGTGTTTAACGAGATTTGTACCATATGTATTAAAAAAGGTGAAGCAAATCAGGGGTAAGTAAATAAATAAACCATAAAACTATAAAACTATAAAAAATAGATATACATCTGTCAATATGTATATCTATTTTTTATAGTGTTATAGTTTTATTTTTAGGCAGCGGTGATACGCGCCCAACTCATACCAGCGGTCTTCTTGCGGCGATACTCTTGTTCGCGTTCTGCTTCGTCAGCCCAGGAATGAGTAGATATGCCTGACTTTCCAACGAAGCCGATGCCCCACATAATAGCGGTAATTGGAGGGAGTTCGTCGTTAAGAACAGCGGCGACTTCTGCCTTCATAGACTTCAAGTGGTAGCACAAGTTCGGCTCGGGCTTGGGTTCGGGTTCAGGAATGACGATATGCTTGACGGTGTTAATAGTCTTGGTCTGGTTATTCTTCTTGGGGGCACTACAATAAGATGCGGTATGTCCGGCGACACCACAGTTGCGGCAGTAGATGCTTAGTAGGTAAGGACAGGTGATATTATTTTCGGAATCACGAACATTATGGGTATTGTACCCCGTGTTCTTGACATCAAAGCACAGTTTGCAGTGGGGGGTCATTTTTGATTATATATTATAGCGGGTTTATTGATATCAGTAATAGATATAAATAAAAGCGGGTTCAATTTTTTTTTGAGCTACAAGAATTGTATTTCAATCGGTATTTCTGGGCGTAGAGGCTGCTGTTGCTGCTGCTGCTCCTGCATGAACAAATGTGGGCTGACGAGATGGCGCTTTAAAAATAGTAGACATATCCCCTAATGACCCCAGTCTTTTAGGTGGGGAGGGTATTGGGTGGGATGTGTATGGAAATGGTTTTTTCGCAGCAGAGTAGATATTGTTATTATGGTTATTGCTATTTGTAAATATCTTATTGAATTTGACCGCGAAACTTTTAGGCGGGGGTTCGCCTGAATGTTGTTTATAACGTTTTTTGAAATGATAGAGTGCTTCGTCGGTAATACCATTATCAACGTTAATATTTAATATTTCTTCTAATAATGTGCCTTTGATTGGATCAACTTTATAATCGGCAGGCAAACAAGCTTCATCGGGAAATCCAATATATTTAAAAAAATTACGAACGCAAATAGGAATACAGTCATAACAAACAAAGTTAAGGAAATATTTGTTGCGTAATTGAGCGTTTAAAATTTCTTGAGAAAATAGTTTATCAATCATAATATAAGCAGTTTTGAGGTAAATAATATTATTTATGAATTTTTTTTTAGTAAGATTTAATTGCGATATTCTAAATTTACATGACTCGGTTTGTTCGATGGAAATTCTATTGGATTTAATAATAGCATTAATAAGTCGTAATTCATTCTTAATATCTTTAAGTGATGTGATAGTTTTGGATTTGAAATCCTTAATTTTTTTAATAAGTGTAAAAATATTGGTATTGTAAATGATAGGATATTTATTTCTAATTTTTCCAGGTATTAAAAATGGATTGGTTTCTTTGATTTCAGCAATTTTGTCTTCTATGGATTTAATTTTGGATTTAATATAATTAGAATGCTTGATTTCGTTATTAATTTTATCGTCATAGTCCATATCTGGTGTTTTGTCGGAGGCAATATCCATATCGTTGTCATTATTATTATTATTGACTTTACCGGATTTTCTGCCTTCAAATTCAAAATTATTATAAAATAATAACAATTTGGCTGAAAGAAATTCGGCGGAAGATTGTAGTTTATCGTATTGGTGTGCTGTAATTTTATATGCTTGGGCGCAAGCGTCCAATTTTGTAAAACTAATAATTGATAATAAGAAAGTGACGGTTCCATTAAGAGCGGAGAGTATAATATCACCGTTGGTTCCACAATGAATATGTGTTTGGGAAACGGTACAGAAGGCGGTAATAAGCATACATGGTAGCATTAAAAGATATAGTCGTACAAGGGAATGTTGAGATGCTTCCATATAAATAATTTTTTGCCCCTTGATATAACTTGCGAGTATATCAAAGGACGAAGAATATTTCTGTGCGTAATTGAGTTTATAATATTTATCAATTTGAAGTTTAACATCGTTATAAGTCAATTTTCTATAAAAAACAGTAAGCTTATTATTACTATCACTGGCTGATAATTCTTTTGATATTTGATAGTTAAGTTCTCTTGTTTTTTTCCTCTTTTTGAAACTATCTTCGTATGAATTTTCGGATTGACTTGAATCACTGGGTTCAGATACGATATGGTCTAAAAATTGTAGTTCTACACCATTAATAAGATTTACACCAGCACCAGGACCACATACACCACCACCACCAAATACACCACCGCCAGTTGGGGAATTCCGCGAAAAAAATTTAGCTTTATCGAGTAAAATAGTAGCATAGGAGTGTTGCTTATTAATATTTATGTCCGATAAATCAACGTAAGAGCCAGATATTTCGGGGTCTATAACAATATTTTCTAAAGTATTCTCCGCAACCGACATATTAGATTATATAAATATTTATTAAACGCCGGTTGAACCGAATGCCCCGTTGCCTCGTAGCGTTACACCTAAACTTTTAACCTCGTCCATAATATAAATTTTCATCGGGTATTCCAGGTTAGGGGGGCATAATTGAACTAATCTACTACCAAATTCAATTTTATGGTCCATAAAGTCATAACCACTAATATTATCAAAGACAGCCTTGATATTACCCCTATATCCAGAATCAATAATACCAACACTATTAGCAAGACGCAGCGGAGTTTTAACTACGCTTGAACGAGGGTATAAATAATACGATACATATGACTTATTCATTTTCATACATGTGACGATTTTATGGTCTAAAACAACTTTTTGTGCTCCCATACTGTCTGTATCTTGAGGGCAGAATAAATCAAATCCAGCATTAAAACAATATGTTTCCATATCGGGTTCATCATTAATGAGAGCATTTAAATAATTATCAACATTTTGATTATGTGTGCGAATAGCATCGGTATATAGGTCCTTTAATTCAGTAGATTCAGAATCAATGTAAATAAATAGTTCATAAAACTTGAGCGAGTTGATGGGAGTATTAGTATTGGAATCCATAAGGAATTACGGTGTATATATAATAATTATAATTTTTACATTTATATCAATTTTTTTAAATATCAAAAAAAATTGATTAGAATATTTTTATTATTATATATACCATTAACAACGATACAGATATATAATGGTTTTGAGCAACACTGATATGCGGTATATTACCCAGGCGTCGACGGAGGCAGGCAAGTCTGATGTATTGATGCGTCATGGTTCGGTAGCTGTTTCGGGTGGAAAAATTATGGGACGGGGACATAATCATTACAGGAGCCACTCAAAGGATGCGTTCATTACTAATACATGTACTTGCCACGCCGAAATTGCGTCTTTGCGTAATATGTTCCATCACTGCACCTCGAATACGCGTGGAAAACACAACCACAGTATAAAAGGCGGACAAGAACAATAAGCAACTGGAGGAGATGAAAAAACTTTACAAAAAAACAACGGTGTATGTGGTGCGCCGTGATAAAAATGATAAACTACAGGATTCATCTCCTTGCCAGAATTGTTTGGAGACGATAATTGAATTGAAAGTAAAAAGGTTGGTATTTAGTTCTGTGGATAGTACATTTGTGAGTTGTATCCCGAAGGATTTAATCATTAATCACGTAAGTTCTGGAAATAGACATCTGGGTAAGACATAATTAGCAAGCAATAACACGAGCATCTTTGGGATTGTAGGAACAACCAGTTTTAACTTTTTCACTGACGTATAAATCATAGTTAGAATATCCAAGAATGTGGTTCATATCTTTCGTAATATTACATTTTTTGGTTAAACTATCTGTTCTGGATTTAACTGTGCTATTATAACTTGGGTCATAACAATTATTAGTGGATGGCTTATTTAAAATGTCAATAAGATAAGTGGACCTATCAACAGCACACTCATTTTTTTTGATATCAAGATACTGAGATTGGGAAGTTTCATATAGGTGGTGCTTGTTGAGACTGAAATCAGTAATTAATACAGCGTTTAAAGTTTTATAACACTGGTAAGAATTAACGGGATTACATTTGAAACCATCATTAACGCTGGAATTGGTAATTCTGGTGCCTCTTAAACCGGAATAATTTTTTACACTAATTTTAACAGATGTATCAACATCTTTACAACCAGTATAAGAAAGATTACTGTTAGGATTACCGAGATAAGATTGGTTGCTTGAACCGTTCAAAGAATACTGACCGGTGGTATTATTTAATCGTTTGGAATATTTGGCTGCGACCTTTCTGCTTAGCGTAGAACCAGAGCCGCTATTAACATTAACTGGATTACTGCCTATAGAAGAAGTATTACGGTACATCATAGTATTTAATATATAATAAATATATAAAAAAAAATTGATAATGAATTTATAAATAAGTCAATAAGCACCAAAATAAATAACTACTAATAATATATAATATATAATATGTCTAATTATATTCCCCCACATCTTCGCCGTAATATGAATGATACAGAGACCGATAATAAGGAAATCCCGAGCGTTGATATTTCAACTTCGGTGGTAGGAACAAGTTTTGCTGCTATTACTGAAAATGGGGCAGCCGAGGTAGTGTATAATTATACTGATAATATTATACCAGGTTGGAGTGTAATCAAGAAGAATACGGCAAAGAATAGGAGCGATGATTATGAATGTTCGGTTAAAACTTCAAATGCGCTGATATTTGATTCACACCAAACGAAAGCGTTCAAAGAAATTCGTGAAGAAACGAAGATTATTCAAGCAGATGTGATTAGTTTAACTCGGTTTGATAATATGTTAAATAAGTGGGATAAGTTCAGGGATATAGAGAATGATTTACAGGGCGATGTATCTATATATGATAATTACAAAGAGGACCTTGCGAAGATGAGGCTTGAAAACCAACAAATAGACGAGAGAATGGAAGAGTATGCGAGGATGTTAGAATTAACTGATAGTGAGTCAGATGACGATGAAAGATATAGGTAATGGTTTAATATAAACAAATGAGTTAAGTAAATTATTATATAAAATTTTTATTTTTTTATATAATAATGATGGACGACGATGATGATGATATAAATGATATAATAAATGAAGTATCAGAATTAGAAATAGAGATAAAGAGAAATATAACAAAAACGAATTTAATAATAATTCGGGTAGATGATGATAAGATAGAAAATATAACAAAAAAGAAACAGCATTTCAAGGATAATATAATAACAAGAAAATTATTGAATGGTATATTAAATAAAATAAAGGAGGAATATTGTAAAAATGAGTATGAAATAAAGTATTTGTTAAATTTTGAAGTAATAAAAAACATAGATGAGATAGAAAATCTGGATATAGAAGATATGATGAGCGATGAAAATTATAATTTGAATATTTTGAAAAACATACAAAGTATAAATAGTATAAACGGCGAGGATGTATTTTTTACAAATGCGAACGCTTTAATTATAATTTTAAATAAATTGGAACAAAAACATTACGTAAAATGTAAGGAAAGAAAACACAATTCTACGAAAAAGATACGCCAATAATTCTACATAATATCAAACTTAAAATTTTTAATTAATGCGATATTTTCCATATTGATAATCAAATCAAAGTCCACATAGGCGTAGTTTTTATTGAAAAACATATAATAATCATAATCAATATCCTTCAACA